GGTCGTTGGGATATTAAAGAGACAGCGGGAAAGATACTTAGACTTGTACAAGAATACAAACCGATGGCTGTAGGAATTGAAAGAGGGGCGCTAAAGAATGCGGTGCATCCCTACTTAAACGATTTGATGAGGAAGAACAATACTTACTTTCACATCACAGATTTGACGCACGGCAACAAGAAAAAGACTGAGCGAGTAGCTTGGGCGTTACAGGGTAGGTTTGAACACGGCAGGATTACCCTTAACGAAGATGAAGACTGGAAAGAGTTTGTAGATCAAGTACTCCAGTTTCCTACCGCTAATGTCCATGATGACCTTGTGGACGCATTAGCGTATGTTGATCAGATGGCTTTAACTAGCTATCAGCAGGATTACGAAGAAGATGATTATGAAGTACTCGATGTTATTTCTGGCTATTAAAGGAAAATCATGGCTGAATTTGAAAAAGACGAACTAGGACAAAACGAGTTTGAGCAACCAACCGAATCAGACAAAGAGATTGTCGAGTTCGTTGTCTCTCACTGTGATCGGTGGAGAGACCACAGAGATACGAATTATTTAGAAGATTGGAAAGAGTATGAAAGAATTTTTAGAGGTAAGTGGGCTGCAGAAGACCGTACTAGAGAATCTGAGCGCAGCCGTATTATCTCCCCAGCGACTCAACAGGCTGTGGAAACAAGACACGCAGAGATTTGTGAAGCAGTATTCGGAAACGGTGAATGGTTTGACATCGCTGATGATGTTGCCGATCAACAGCTTATCGATGTGGAAATCCTTAAACTCCAACTCAAAGAAGACCTAGAGAAAGAGAACATTAAGAAGGCTATCACTCAGGTTGAGTTGTTAGCTGAGATTTACGGTACTGGTATTGGTGAGTTAACAGTCTCTAAGAAGACTGAGATGTATCCTCAGACAATGCCAATGCAAGATGGTACTGCCGCCTACGGAGTGATGGAGAAGGAATATACCTGCGTCAAGCTAAATCCCATCAATCCAAAGAACTTCCTCATTGATCCTAATGCAACAACCATTGAGGATGCAATGGGAGTCGCTATTGAGTCTTATGTGTCAATTCATCAAATTGTGTCTGGTATCGAGAAGGGTATCTATCGTAAGGTAGATATCCAGCCCTACGGACAAGACGACGATCTTGAGCCAACACAGGAAACCACACAGTTTAGAGACGACAAAGTACTTCTCATGAAGTATTACGGTTTAGTCCCTCGTGAATACATTGAACAATTGGAGAACAAAGAAGGTGAAGAAGTTGTTGATTTATTTCCGGAGGATAGCACTGCGGATAAATATAGCGACCTCGTCGAAGCCATCGTTGTTGTTGCTAATGGCGACCTCCTCCTCAAGGCAGAGAAAACGCCTTACATGATGAAGGATCGTCCTGTCGTAGCATATCAGGATGATACAGTACCAAATCGCTTCTGGGGTCGTGGCACAGTCGAGAAGGCGTACAATATGCAAAAGGGTATTGACGCTCAGTTGCGTTCACACCTTGACAGCCTAGCTCTCACCACATCGCCAATGATTGCGATGGATGCTACACGATTACCTCGTGGCGCTAAGTTTGAAGTCAAACCCGGCAAAGCAATCCTAACGAATGGTAATCCAGCAGAGATCCTATTCCCATTCAAGTTCGGCACGACTGATCCCGGCAACTTAGCTATTAGCCAGAACTTTGAGAGAATGCTTCTTCAGGCTACTGGCACAACCGATGCTTCTGGACAACCAACAGCGTTTACTCGTGATGGTGCAGCTCAGATGTCAATGTCAGTTGCTGGTATCGTTAAGAAGTACAAGCGTACCTTAACAAACTTCCAAGAGGACTTCTTAGTTCCCTTGATTCGTAAAGCTGCTTATCGCTTTATGCAGTTTGATCCTGAGCGTTATCCTGCTTCTGATTACAAGTTTATCCCAATGGCTACATTAGGTATCATTGCCCGTGAATACGAACAACAGCAGCTCATCGCATTGCTCCAAACTCTCGGTCCTGATACTCCAGTACTGCCAATGATCCTCAAAGGTATCATTAGCTCCTCTAGCTTACCAAATCGTGCTGAGATGATCCAGCAACTAGAGCAGATGATGCAACCTAACCCAGAGCAACAGCAATTGGCTCAGGTTGAGCAGCAATTGAAACTGCAAGCTGCACAGTCTACGATTAAACAGCTTGACGCTAGTGCCGCTAAAGACATGGCAGACGCTCAGAAGACCATGGTTGAGGCTCAGTTGGCTCCAAAAGAAGTAGAAGCCAAGGTTATTTCTGCTGTTTCACGTAATTTACCTGACGAAGGCAATGCTGCTAACGCAGAATTTGACCGCAGAGTCAAGATTGCTGAGTTAATGCTCAAAGAAGCAGACTTAAAAAACAACACCAAGATTGTTGAGTTGCAAATGGCAGATAAAATTGCTACAATAGGGAAAGCAGAAGAAGACTTCCTGAATAACTTAACTGAGAAATTATCCAACAATGGCTAATATTAAAGATTTTATCAAGAAAATCGGTAATAGTGCTGTTTCGTTAGAGGAACAGCAACAAGCCTTAGCTCAAGTAGAGCAAACTATTATTGAAGCGAAGCAAAAACGTACCGAAGCAGTTGGTAAGAACGCTGATATGGTGATTCAGGCACTAAAAACCATTGAAGCCAAGCTAGAAGCTAAGTTAAACGAGCTAAACAACACTCCAGCCAAGCAAGGTGTCCAAGGACCAGCAGGGCAAGACGGTAAAAATGGCAAAGACGGTAAAGCTGGTCGTGATGGAATCAACGGTAAAGATGGAACCGATGGCAAAGACGGTGTAGATGGCAAAGACGGTATCTCTGTCGTTGACGCTAAGATTGACTTTGATGGTTCCTTAGTTGTTTACCTATCAAATGGTAGTGAAATTGATTGCGGTCAAATCCTACAGCCTGAAGTTGCTAAGAATATTATCATTAGTAGCGGTGGTTCCGGCACTTCACAGGTTGTTACCGATACTCTAGTGTCTCTACAGAACCAAATCAACACTTTAACTGGTATTGATGGTGTTTTAGGCGATATGGCGCAACAAAACGCCAACGCAGTAGCCATCACAGGTGGCACAATCAATGGCACCTCTATCGGTGCTACTACCCCATCTACTGTAAACGCTACTACGATTACAGGACAGACAGGAGTGTTAAGGGGTACTGGGCAGAATTTAATATTGCAGTCGCAATCTATTCCAACATCACCTTGGAATTCAAGCGGATTAACAGCAACAACCAATACAGGTGATACAACCGCCCCCGATGGAACTAACACTGCTTCAAAACTTGTTTTAAATGCAACTTCAGGGATTCAGAAATGGACACGGCAAGATCAAACATCTCTTTCTAACACAGTTGTTAGTGCATTTTTAAAAGCTGGCACTTATGGCATTGTTCAAATTTATGCCGAAGGTAATACTGGAAACTTTTGTAACTTTAATATAAATGCTGGAACTGTTGGGACTGCTGGTGCTAATGCTACTGGTTCTATTGTTGCTTTGGCTAATGGTTGGTATCGTTGCATAGTTGTATTTGGTTCTATTGCAAGTGGTCGCACATACATTTCACCAGTAGACTCAACTTCTGCTACTTTTGGAGCAACTACTACTGCTGTTAGCGTAGATTTCTATGCGTGGGGGGCGCAGAGAGAACTTGCATCTTCTGCTGGAACATATACACCCACAACCACAACCGCAGTCTACGGAACTCCTACCCTATCCTTTAGTGGAGTATCTACTATTGGACTAGAGTCTAATGGTTCTTTATTTGTACAACCAGCAGGAACAGGCGCATTACAAGCACAAGCTACTACATCTACTACAGCAGGTGGTAATGCTAGGGGTTCTAATGCTACAGATTGGCAGACAAGTAGGGGAAGTGCCGCACAAGTTGCATCTGGTTCTAGTTCTGTTATTGCAGGTGGGTTAAATAACACAACTTCTGGTGTTTCAACTTTTGTTGGTGGTGGAAACACTAATGTATCATCGGCAACATATGCAGTTGTTGGCGGTGGAATTGTAAATAACGCTACACAACAATATGCTTCTGTAATTGGTGGTTATAGTAATCAATCTACTGGTTGGTTTAATTTTATTGGAAATGGTTATTTAAATGCAGGCACAGCTAATGGTGCTGTAACCACACAGTCAGGAACAATGAACGCTACTACTGCGGTTACATTGTCAGGCAGTAATGCAAATATCAAAGTTGGTCAGTTAATTACAGGTACAAGCATTAACAACTTTCCAAACACCTATGTAGCCGCCATATCAGGAACAAGCCTTACCCTTTCCCAAGCCGCATCAGGTTCATCTACAAGCACTCTATCTTTCTTTACTCCTCATGGAGTAGTAGTAGGCGGTGGTAATAACCAAGCTACAGGTAGTTATTCATTTATCGGTGGTGGTGGTGATGCTGGTACTGCGGCTAATAGGAATGTGGCTAGTGGGGATTGGAGTTTTGTTGGTGGTGGCATTAAAAATACAGCTTCAGGATTAAGTTCATTTATAGGTGGCGGTGGATACGATGGTAGCTCTACAACAGGTAATACTGCGAGTGGCGTTTTATCTGTAGTTGGTGGTGGATTAGGAAACACAGCTTCAGGTTCTCATGCTTCAATATTAGGCGGTAGAGGAAATTTAGCAGATGCAACTAGGTCTACAGCATTAGGTAATTTTTCGGCAACACGAAGCATTGTTGCAAATATTCCAATGTCTGCTTGTAATGCTCCAATTTCTACTGCTAATGGAGTATCTCAATCAGCAATATTAGTTCTTGCAAAACAAACTACCGATGCAACTGCAACAGCTTTATGCTCTGATGGAAATGCCGCAGGAACAACAAACCAAGTAATACTACCTAACAACTCTGCTTACTTTTTTAGAGGTGAAGTGGTATCAGGTAAGACTGCTGCTGGAGATACTAAAGGCTGGACTATTGAAGGTGTTATCAAGCGAGGTGCTAACGCAGCATCTACAGCTTTAGTTGGAATTCCTACCGTAACATCTACTTATGCAGACTTGGGTGCGGCAACTTGGGATATTGCAGTAACAGCCGACACGACTAACGGTGGAATACGAGTTACATTTACAGGGCAAGCGGCAACAACTATTCGTACGGTTTGCCAAATCCGCACAACCGAAATGACTTACTAAGGAGAAATCATGGCATTAAAGCTCGCAGTTCAGACACAATTTGGCGTACCAGCCCCACAAGCCTACGCTAGAATCACTAACTTCTTTGGCACTAAAGACCAAATCCAAGTCCAAGTCGCTATTCATTATGACGAGTCGGCAAGGCATGGCAATATGGCTACAGTCAAAGAAAACGCACACTATATCAATATGGAAGATTTAAAGGGTGACTTAATCCCAGCCATTTATGAGGTTCTAAAGACTTTTAGTGATTACGAAGGCGCAGAGGACTGCTAGTGTCATATATGACAGTTTAGAGCAGTTTTTATAAAATCAGCAATTTTCTGATGTTCTTCGGCAGTGCCGTCGTTTTTAATGCGATTGGCTCTCCAAGAAATAATTACAACATTGCCGGATATGTAATCTTTTGACGGATCAATTCGATCAAAAGTAACAGAGTTTTCAGTACGAG